GCCGACCCAACCGTACCCGCGGGTCAAGGGTATCCGAATGTTATCAGTTGGCGCGGCACACCGACAAATCCATATCCGACCCAAAACAATTCGGCGTCTATTCCTGGTCGTATTTTACGTATCCCCCTGGGTCTATGGTTTAGCGATTTCCCAGAGAACTCTTTGCCACTGGTAGGGCTCCAGTACCACGATTGTGAGGTGACGATTCAATTGCGCCCCATTCGCGACTTATACACTATTCTTGATTTGTCAGGAGCTAGGGTACGTCCTGGAGTTCAGACGTTAGCCCCGTCGTATTTACCAAACGGAACGTGTATTGACCGATACACGCAGATTTGGAACCAGCAACTCTATGGAAATCTTCCATTGAGTATGACAAATCTATATGGTGGTAATACCGATTTGAGTGGATCTATGAAATATTTTTTGACGGATATTTCGGGTGCGGTACCACTGTTGGACGGTTGGCCCCTTAACGCAACCTTAGAGGCAACTTATACATTCCTTCAGGACGATGTTCGCTTGATGTTTACGAACAAGACTTTGCGTTATAATGTTCGTCAGGTTCAGGCGTTTACCTTTTATGGAATTACAAGCCGAGGTACGTATAGATTGGATGTACATAATATAGCTACACGACTAGTCTTCTTTGCTAGACGAAGCGACGCCATTACATATCGTAATCAGAATATTAATCTTACAAACTGGATGTATACGTTGGGTCCAGATCGTCCGTTTGTGACTCCAAGTCCAGCGGCAACCGCCTACCCAAATAGTACAACATCGGGTCCAATTGGTCGTACAGGTATTAATTTGGCAGGTATTCAGCGAGATATTTTGTTAAATACGTTTTTTACCGCAAACGGCAATGCATTGTTTGATAGCAATGATAAGGATTATTTCCAGAAGTATGTGCCATTCCGTTATATGAATGGCGGTTCTGCGGCGATTCAAGGATTGGGAGAATCTACACAATACGAAATGTGGCCAATAAGTGCTTATAGTTTTTCGCTCAACGGGTCATCGGTCCAGCAACCGTCTGGAACGTTAAATACAAGTCGTATAGACCGGCTGGAGATGGACGTGGATGTTTGGCCAATTCCATACCTAGCAGGATATACCTACAATCTCTATACGTTTGTGGAGACGCTGAATTTCTTGGAGATTAGCAGTGGCTTGGGTGGTCTCAAGTTTGCACGTTAATCCGTCCCCGTCCCCCTAATTTTTATACGAGTTCGTCAAACGAATTCATATGAACGAAAACCGAAAATCGGCAATTTAATACTTGTTGACCCACCAGTCGTCCCAGAAATAGGGAGGCTGCTGTCCGCTGAGGTCGGTCGCGGCTTGGACAATAGAGGTGGTGTTGGCGCGCTCACGGTAGAGGGAGTCAATGTGGGCGTAGTTGAGGGCGTAGCCGAAGTACTTGAGGCGACTCACCATTCCCTTCATCGGTCCAACAACGTTGTAGTCGGCAAAGAGAGCTGGATCGTAGCCCTTCTGGTCAGGGAAAACGATATTCTTCATCACGTAGAGTCCGCCCGTATTGAGCTTCGGCACCGTAGTGAGCTTCATACGAACAGCAATATTGCCGTTCACGTATACGTCAAGATTGGTACCCTTGAGCATGATGACAAGGTGGAACCACTTCGCTACTGGTATATTGGGCACCTCAACGTAATTATCCCACTGATTAATAGTATTCATATAGACACGGAGTGTATTTACATTGCTTTGTACGAAGACGGCAGGTGCTAGGTTGGGGAATCCGTTGTTGCTTCCCTTGTGGAAGACGTGCTTGAGCTTTACGGGTGAATTTCCAGTGGGCGATGCGCCGGGCGATGGTCCAGAGCACGAACCGTCTAATCCAGCACCTCCCTCAAAGGTATCGGGATGGATAAATATGAACATAGAATACGAGAAAGCTGAGCCCTGTTGTTCATCGCGACTGTTGTACAAGATAGGAAAGCCTGAGTCAAGATCCTGGGGTATTGTCACCGATGTAGTCGTTGTATTATCAAATAGAACAACTGCCTGTCGGTCTAACTTTGATAAAAACCGATTCACCTGCTCAATCATACCCATAACGACTTGTAGCCCAATCATCGTAAGAACGACAATGGCAAGTTGGGGTATTAAGCCATCTCCTGCTAAAAATCCGGTCACAGATTCCATTTCCTCTATTTATATCTGGTTTTATATAAATGGAGAATCGCCAAAAATTAGATTTACAGGTAGTTCGCCCAGGTGTTGGCACCGTTGTAATTGAGATTGATGCCGAGCTTGGAAAACAGAGAGCGTACAAGGCTTGTGGCGCCCTGGGGTCCCGTCTGGTATAGACCATAGATGCGCTCCGGGGTGAGAGCACTGGCAGCAAAGAATATGCTATTAACTGAGCCATTGAAACCACCCGCCTGTCCAACGCTGAATATTTGGTCAGTACCTGGTCCAATTTTACCGCCCTGAGAACCGGCAACAGGACCCGGAAGAACGCAGGAGCGATTGAGCTTACCATCGTAGTACACATCCAGCACACGACCGCTGATGACAATCGTAAAGTTAATCCAGCGCTGCATATCAACATCGTTAATATCACAGACAGGTGTGCTACCCATATTTGAGAATGTCTGTCCCGCAGTCGCCGCGCTCTGCGCATTCATTAGGAAGTTCTCCTGCCAGGTGAGCTCAGAAGCAGGGACACCCATCGTGTGTACACGTACTCCTAGCATATTTGTGCTGGGGTAGAGGAACGCCACAACTACATATGCCGGAGGGGTTCCATCTGTAGGCATGGTGATTGTAGGATCAGAAATAGTAAAGATTGGTTTGATGACACCAGACTTTGTGTTATCCCACGAGTTGAGGTACATCCACCAGCTGAATGTAAAGTCGCCTCCCTCGGTAATGCGGAGGAGCGGGTTGTTTACAAAACTGCCATTTGATATTGCGTTGGCGTTTGAAACACTATCATAGTTAATCGGATACTCTGTCTTTATACTACCGCCCGAAGGTATGAGCGCAGAGTTCTGATTGCCTGGTACACCATATCCACCCTGTGACAAATCCAACGGAGGGAAAATGTAGAGTTCCATGTCGGCGCCAGCTGTTAGGTAAGAGTAAACTAGATAGACAACAATGTATAGCGCCAATAGGTACATAACATTTTGTACTAGACCGGAATTTTGGGAATAGAACTGTCTTGCCGCGTTCATACTTCTTCTAAACTATGGTGTTAAAAATCTTCAGGCGTACTCGTAATCCACATATTCCATTCCGCCAGGACCACTACTACCACCGCGCTTCTTCTTGCCCTTATCTGGGCAAAAACCGGCTTCGCACATAACTTTGTACAATTCGTGCCAAAGACTCTTAAATGTTGTTTGTCCGTCCGGGATATTTGGTCTACCTTGATAGTCTGTCACGTTTTTGTAATTTTCCCATATCTGTTTCTCATTAAGACGGCGAGGCCAGGCTTGTACCATAGCGGCTTGTCCCCAGAAATCCGGAGATGTTTCAAGAAGTACGCCTGTAGGATTTGTCCACGTTAGATTATCAAGTATAAGTGATGTCGCGTGACGGGCATTCAAATATATATCAATAGAACGTCCCTCAACAGCAATAGTAATCTGGTTCCATCGGGAATTCATCACGTTCTCAATCTCAGCATAGGGTACGGGGTTGAACTTATTATTCATTGTAACTGGAACAAGTGGCTTCAACCGTAATAAGGCTGTTTGATGTACAGGATCTAATATAAACTCACCGAATCCAATCATTTTTAGAAGGGGCTTGAAGCGATAGTCGCCCTTAGGACCGGCAAAAGGGATGCGCTCTGTATTGATTTTATCCATATAGATGAAGTAGCTGATAGTAAAATTACTTTTCAATGCCTTAGAGAGTTGTACCTGTGTTAGAATTGATTTCATCGTGGACCCTTCGGAGTCAAGTTCGGACGCTTTACCGGTCAGCACAAAGGGTCCTTTTACGGTAGTTTCGTCCGATTTGGGCATAAAGTATAGTACATAGACGACACCCGCTGCAATAATCAAAAGGACTACTATAAGAAATATAAATCGGGGATTCATTCCTCTTATAGTGTAAGTATGTTTTTAACGTTTTTAGATTTTTTTGTGTTTATTTTACAGCACGATTAGCGCCAGGTATTTTGCTATTTGTTAACTTACTTTGGTCAGGTGGCATAAAGGAAGGGTCCGTCTGCGCACCGCAACTGTCGGCGGGCGGCATAAATGGCGGGAACGGCATAGGGCAGAAGTGGAGTAATGTATGATTAGTAATAGCGTAGGGCCAGACGTAGAGATTCTGTATAGACGCTGCCGCTGCCGATTGTCCGCATAGACCGTAGACATCATTCTCAACCTTTCTGGGGTCACCGGCAAGTACCTTAGTTAACTCCAGTTTACAGTTGAGGTCAATTTCCAACACTCTATTGTGGACCGATACAGTAAACCGAAGCGGTTTATCAACGGGAATATCATAAATACGACCGGATTCGCGATAGACATCTCCCTTTGGCGACTTTGTATCAATAAATACAATAATATCGTTGGTGTTAGGGTCCAAAAATATACCGGGATTGAGACGTTTTGGTAGTCCATATGGTGGTGCCTGTTCATATTTATTAATGGCAGTGTTCCCGCTGGCACCACTTGCACTGTATAATTCAGAGCTACCACGGTGAAAGATATGACGATACGGTCCTTCTATGTTTGTGAGATTGCGAGTATTTGCCAACAATAAATCAAAATGGAACGTGTATTTGGTATCCATTTCAGGAAAAAGTTCGTCGTCGGTAATACGAAGATTGCTGATTCCTCCCATACCTTTTGTCCAAAAAGTCTTAGCATGGTCGAGCGACTTCCATTTCTCTGGGCGGAAGTCAATAGACTTTACTGACATTTTATAACCGGTTAGCAGTAGATAAATCAGAACAATAACGGCAATCAGTAGTCCGTAGAGAATATAATTGCTCATACCGCCACTTTGTGTCAATCGTCCAGAATTACCCACTGCGTTGGCGGCGACGTTCCGCACGGTATTCATACCGGGCATATTTTGAAAGAGCGAAGCCATTCCCTAATTCCTACTTAGACATAAGACTAGAGTTTGAGCCCCTTATAAAAATCTCGTATAACTTGGTTGCGAACGAACGAATTTAGTTTAATATTAGTTAGATGTATAAATTCATTATTAGCTGTCCGTAGTTTCCCCTTATCGAAGGTATTTCCGTCATGGGCAATAACCAGCATCACTTTACGGGGGTCAAGCTGGACCAGGGGCAACGAATACTTTTTAGTAAACTCAATTTCTTCGGCGTAGGCACGGGATTCGTCGCACCGATTTTCCATCGTGTATGCCTTTGTAAACGCCATTGTGCCAAACGTACCGTGATTCGGTCCGTAGGGACCGGTCTCCCAAATGGTGCCGTCATCAGGAAAAAACACGTGATTGCGGGTAGACCCCGCCAAATTCGCCTTACGCCCAACCAACGTCATTACAGCGTGATTTACGCGCTCTGGCGGATAGTAATCGTCGTCGTCCATACAGACAAGAATCTCCCCACGAGCGGCGTCGTGAAGACGGTTGCGTTTGGCGCCGATGCTCAGTTTCGTTTCGGACCGTATATATTGGATATTCATTGTTAGAAACTCAGGCTTTAGCAAATCCTCTACGGGATCCGAGCCGTCATCAAACACCACCCATTCCATACGCTCCTTAGGATACGTTTGGTCTTTAATACAGGCAATCAAATACGGAAGAAACTTACGCCGGTTGTAGGTCGGCGTCAGAATAGAGACAAACGGCTTTGTTGCCGATTTTGGTAGTTTACCAGGCCAAACAGCGGTAGTCATCTTATCTATATCTAAGCTCATTGCCATTTAGACCCATCGAGTCCCCAAATTCAATCTTTTGTCCTATAGGATTTAAACCCCGCCTACAAAAAAGGCGTAGATAACATGTCCATTATTTCGCGCCGAAAGCTATGGTCGTTTTTTGAAGCCTTGTATAGCCAAGAATTAGATGAGAATTCAGCAAAGGCGGTAACGCCTTCGTGGTTGAAAACACCCCTGCTTTTACATCAGCAGTCAGCACTGGCTGCTGCCCTACGATTAGAAACTGCTAAGACAAA